CACAGATTGGTGCAAAGCTGGCAGGTACAGTTATAGAAACAGAAGCCAAGACAGAAGAGCTGGATGCCAAAGAAAAGATGGAAGGCGCAAGGTTAGGCGTAGAGATGGCAAGAGAAATACTATCTAAAGAGAAATCGAATGGCGATTAAACGTGGAATGGTTAAAAGAAAGCGCATAAGAGCTAGAAACCGTGAAGGCCAGTATTTAGCAGACGATAAAAAAACGCCTGATAGGAACGAGGCGTATAAGGAATCTTTGTCTGTGTTGGAGTCTTATAAAGATACTGTGGGTAAAAACTGGAGCATATGGTAATGGAGGTACAGGACATAACATGGCAATAGAAGAACAGCTACCATCACTGTTACAAAAAGTATTACGTGAACAAATGAATGAAGCTGCAGACCACCTCGCTACAGGAGGCGCAAAGGATTATAATTCGTATGCTAACATAGTTGGAAAAATCGAAGGGTTAGCCTTCGCAGAACGGGAGTTACTCAATCTGGTAGAGAGGTTTACCAAGGATGAGGACTAACGCAAGGGCAACTACCACGCCTAGTAAAGTGGTAAGCAAAAGAGGTAAACATGACGACAAAGAAGAAAGAAGCTGTTGTAGACCTTGAGAAGCACAGAAGCGCAACTCAACTCCCCACCCCACAAGGATATAAAATCCTTATTGCCTTGCCTGACCGTGAAGAAAAAACGGAAGGCGGTATCTATAAGCCAGATTCCTTAACAGACTTGGAAGAGATAGCAACTGTCTATGGTTTTGTTATTGCTATGGGGCCTGACTGTTACAAGGATGAGAAGAAGTTTCCTACAGGACCTTGGTGTAAAGACGGTGATTTCGTAGTCTTTAGAGCCTATCAGGGAACTCGCATTAAGATACACGGTAAAGAGTTTCGTCTTATTAACGATGACACTGTAGAGGCAGTTGTCGAAGATCCACGGGGGTATACAAGAGCATGAGCGAAGAAACACAAAACACAGCAGTAGAAGAAGAAACTGAACAATTAGATTTTGAAGTAGAGGAGATAGATGATCGTCCAGTATCAGATCGTGTTGAACCTAAGATCAATGCAAGCAAGGACTTTGATGTATCTGATGAAGAGATTGCTTCTTATTCTGAGAATGTTCAGAAAAGAATTAAACAGCTCAAGTATGAGTTTCACGAAGAAAGAAGAGCTAAGGAAACAGCACAGCGTCAGAATGAAGAGGCTATAAAGATTGCCCAGAATCTGGCAAGTGAAAGAGATAATCTTCGTCAGACTATAAACAAGGGCAATGAAGCGCTGTTTACTGCAACCGAGTCTAAGTTAAATACAGACCTAGATGTAGCAGAGAAAGGTTTTAAAGAGGCTTACGAAGAAGGTGATGCTGATAAAATAACAGAAGCCCAGCGTAAACTAACAGAAGCATCTGTGGATAAAAAGAATTGGGAGCAATATAAGCCACCCCCAGAAGCAGAGGTTACACAGGAAGAACCATTGCCAAATGGTCAAGAACAGCCTCAGGTAGTTGTTGACCAACGAGCAAAAGCGTGGTTAACTGATAATAAGTGGTTCGGCAACGGACCTGATAAAAACGCTGAGATGACAGGATTTGCATATGGTGTTCACGAAGACTTGGTTAGGTCAGGAGTTGACCCGAATACTAGGGCAGACGAATACTATGCTGAAGTCGATAAGCGCATACAGGAAAGGTTTCCTGAACATTTCGGAGAAGAAGTTGGTCGTGAGGAAACTTCCGCTCCGCAACCCGTGGTTGCTTCTGCTCGTAGAAGCAGTGGTAAGACACGCAAAGTACAACTCACAAAAACTCAGGTTGATCTCGCCAGGCGACTTGGGATCACTAAAGAGCAATATGCAGCTCAGATAGCGAAGGAGACGGCGCATGGTTAATGACACTGATAAAGTTGAAACCCAAGGACGAGAGTCCAGAGAACATGAAACGAGAGAAGTAGAGACTCGCACAGAATCATGGTCACCACCAACTGTACTACCAGATCCAGATCCGCAAGATGGCTGGGTGTTTAGGTGGGTTAGAACCTCAACAGTGGGACAAGCTGATAATACCAATGTCTCCAAGAAACTCAGAAGCGGTTGGGAACCTGTGAAAGCAGAAGACCATCCAGAAATGATGATTAAGTCTGATCTGGATTCACGTTTCGGAGGAGAAGGAAACATTGAGGTTGGCGGGTTGTTGCTCTGTAAAATGCCAGAAGAAAAACTGAAGGCTAGAGGTGATTACATTAAGAAAGTATCTGACAGACAGATTGATTCGATCGACAATAATTTTATGCGGGAAAACGATCCTCGTATGCCTGTCCTTGAATCGGAGAGGAAGACGAGGGTGGACTTTGGAAAGGGCGGCAGTTAGTCGCTTTTAACGTTTAACTTTTAAGGAGAGAATCAAATGGCTGGTTCAACTGACGCTCCTTATGGGATGATACAAGTAGGCATCCTTGGTCAGGGTTACAATACTGGTGGACAAACCATGTATCCGCTTGGGTCAAACAACACTAATGCTATCTATGCTGGGCAACCAGTAGCTATGGCAGCTGGTGTTCTTGTTCCAATCACTGCAACCCCAACCACGACATATGGTGCTTCTACAACACCCATAGGGGTCGCTTGTGGTTTTCGTTACGTAGACGGAAGCACAGGACAACTAACTTTTGCTAACAATCTTCCTGCAAGTGCGATGACAGCAGCGGGTCACACAGACGTACAGATTTATGTCTGGGACAACCCAAGAGCTATCTTCAAGGTTCAGGCAGATGCAGCAATGGCAAATACAGATCAAAACCTAAACTCTGCTTTGACAAATGTTACAGCGACTAATTCGCTTAACGGTCAAAGTCAGTTGACGGTTGATGCTGATGCCGCCACAACAAACTCACTCGCTGTTCGTATATATGGTTTATGGGAGGGTCCAGGCGCAGCTTGGGCTGATTCATATCCAGACGTTCTTGTTACTTGGAACGCTGGAGTCCATGCATATGATCTAGCGACAGTAGCATAGGAGACTTGGGAAATGGCTATATCACGAGCGCAGATGCTGAAGGAGTTACTCCCAGGTCTTAATGCCTTGTTTGGTTTGACTTATGACACTTATGAAAATGAGGATCAGGAGATATATGAAACAGAATCTTCTGACCGATCTTTCGAGGAAGAGGTCAAGCTGTCAGGTTTTGGGCAAGCCCCCGTAAAGAGCGAGGGTTCAGCGATAACTTACGATACCGCAAGCGAAAGTTTTTCGGTTCGTTATAACATGGAAACCGTTGCAATGGGTTTCTCTATTACAGAGGAAGCAATGGAAGACAACTTGTATGACTCGCTTTCAGCTCGTTATACAAAAGCATTGGCAAGGGCAATGGCTTATACCAAACAGGTAAAAGCTGCTGTGCCTCTTAACAATGGATTGCCTTCTGTCGCTACGTTTAACTCTGGCGATGGAGTTGCCTTGTTCTCTACAGCTCACCCAACAGTACAGGGTGGCACTAACCAGAACACACCAACAACACAAACCGATTTGAATGAGACCAGCCTTGAAGCGGCTGTAATCACAATGGGTGCTTGGGTTGATGAGCGTGGGCTGTTAATAGCTGCGAGACCACGCAAACTTATTGTACCTTCAAACAATATGTTTGTAGCAACAAGGATTCTGGAATCTGAAGGAAGACCAGGAACTGCGGATAACGACATCAATGCTATCCGAAATAATGGTACAATTCCAGATGGTTACAGAGTGAATCACTTCCTTACGGATAATGATTCATGGTACATCATTACTGATGTTCCTAATGGCATGAAACATTTTGATCGTGTTCCTTTGCAAACTAGCATGGACGGTGACTTTGACACTGGAAATGTTCGTTACAAAGCACGAGCAAGATATGCCTTCGGAGTTTCTGATCCTCTCGGAATCTTCGGCTGTGAAGGTGGTTAACTAGCATGAAGAGGGGGGCAACCCCCTCTTCTGTTTTTCTGGGGAAAATTATCTCTAAAGACTGACCCAGCAGACGCTTA